ATATTAGGGAAAATCATACCATCTTTACCAAAACGTGATTTAAGTATAGCCATTGTAGCTGTACCTTCATCTTTTTGGTCAAGTGTTTTTGCTATTGATACAATAAAGTGACCAATTTGACCTTTCTTGATTGACCCACCCATTTGGTTAGCCTCAACTACTTCAGCAGAGATTGAGCTTCTATTCCCTTGAACAGCTGTCCATCCAGCTAAATCTAATTCAGATAACATCGCTTCAAATTGTCTCATAACTGCACCCTCACCAGCATTAACATCATCGAATTTCTTTGATGGTGTCACACAATCGATATAATCCAATGTGATTAAATCTGGTCTAAACCCACTAGCTATTTGTTGTCTTATGTATTGTCTAATCATTGGTATTGTTGTACCATCACTAGAGAATTTTTTAAGTTTAATTTCACCAGTACCATTTTTAGAAGATGCTGTCATATTTTTACCCATCTCGATTAAGTCATCTTTATGTAAAACAAGACTATTTAAATCGTGACCAGACCAACACGCTAAGTGTTTTCTTTGAATAACTCTAGGCATATCTTCGAAGAAGATTTGAAGGACCTTTTGCCCTTCATTCATAGCGGTATTACATATTTTAGTCATCATTGTAGTTTTTCCTACCCCGAAAGGAGCCAGTATAACTGCTAATTCTCCTTTGGATAATCCGCCATCCATGATTTCATCTAATCCTTTGATACCAGTTGGTATTGGTTTTCTAAAATCCTCATCTAATACACTTTCAAGGTCGTGTAAGACATCCATTCCGTCATCTTTACTATCACCATGTTCCAACGCTTTTCTTAAGATAGATTCACATTTTTCATACTCATCAGTATCACCTTTATCGATAATCGCAGCAATTTGTTTTATTGATTTTTTAAGTTCTTGAGTTTTGCAAAACTTCATTGCAACTTCTTGAACTTTCAATGTATCATTAAGACTTGTTTCTTTGATTCTTTTTAATTGACCTAAAACATACTTCCTTGTTTGTGGATTTGTGATGTTATCTAACATTCTGAATTCAATACTACTAAAATCTGGGATAATATCGTATTCTTCTTTGGCATCTTTTATAGCGACAGTTATCAACTTTAAATGTTCATCCTTGAAATAATTAGCATCAAGAATATCAATGATTGAATTAGCAAATCTTTTATCTGTTAAGATTTGTGCTAATAATTTATACTGATAATCAAACCCTAAGAATTCTAACGTATCTTTTTCTATCTTTGCCATGTATTATGTTATTTTTATTTTAAAACTTTTGTATTAATAAATATACTAAACTGCTAAGTTAGTCTCTAAAATAGTATAATTTTTTTGAGCCAAAGAATATCGAATCTCATTAATGATTGATGGGATGATTTCTTTAATATCTACTGAATATCTAACCTTTGGTGGGAATAGATTACCAGAGAATATACCTTTAGAAACTACTTTTTTATCCACCTTGATTTCAAATTGAAAGTTATCAATTTTATCAGTTGATGTTTTAGTTGTCTCATCTTTTTGAATATGGTATGGATTATAATTATCCCATAAATAAGTTTGAGCTTTTTTCTTTAAGAAGTTAGGTATGATACCTAATCTACCGAAATCCCCATTGTTTACACCTATGATATTATCCATAAGGTCTTTTAACTCTAATGACTTAACTGAATCTTCATTGAAGTTTCTGATGTCAAAAAATCTTTGACAAATGATATGGTCATTAATAAATAATACGAATTCAAATCTTTGTTCTTCGAATTTTCTTGTATTTTCAGTATTTTTTGTTTCTGTTTTTCTAGTTTCTGTTGTTGCCATGTTAATTGTTTTTAGGACTTGTTATTTCTCTTTTTAATAAACTTTTAAAAGGGACTAAAAAATCTTGATATCGGTATTCACCCATTTCTTTATCTAACCCATCTTTTACCATCATATCATAAACTTCTTTGAACTCAAATTCATCTATGAAACCCACAATTAATTCTTCTAATTGCTCTACACCATCTTGTGTCATCATTGGTTCTTTTAGGTTTACCAATTTATGATTAATCTCATAAAGTTTTTTACCTTGAACACCTTCTGTAACACAATTAACAATATTATCTAATATCTTTAATGGTTTCTTCTTGTTTTCTGTTCTTTCTAATTGTTGCCTTTTAGCTTCATCTATTATTTCGTTTAAAGTTAATTTCCTTTCACTTAACATTGGGAATAGATTAATTAGTGTTTTCTCTTTTAGCCCTTTTATACCACTTATGGTATCGCTATTATCACCAATCATTGTTTTAACCAATGCACCATTTTCGTAACTATAGCAAAAGTACGATAAAAAATTGGTGTTGTCAACATAATTCTTAATTGATTTATCACAAAAGTAAATTTTTACATCTTTATCAATCAATTGAGCCATGTCTCTATCGTTTGTAACAATAGTAATCTTTTCATTTGGTTGTTTCTTTAGACAGTAGTAGGCTATGAAGTCGTCTCCTTCAATAACTTCATGTTTAAGCTGTCTTATATGCATTTCATTGAGATAGTCCCATACACGTCTTCTTTGGAGTAACTCATCTTCATCTGTAGGTTGAGTTCCAGTTTCGTAGTTTTTACCACGACCACTTTTGTATGGTTTATAGATATCATATCTTAACTTACCACTAAAGTTACCATCCCAAAACACATATACTCTGTGGTATAGGTCTTCAGTTAGCATCTTTCTTAGTATAGTAAGAAATTGATAAACACCACCTATGGGTTTACCTTCTGAATTATACATGCTTTTGGCCCCGAAAAAACCCGTCTTAAATAGGGCATTTCCGTCGACCAAAAGTGTATTTGTTAATTTAATTTGTTTTTCACCACTACGTGGAGGTCTTTTGTTCATCTTAGAACATTTAAAAGGTTAATACTATTCTCTGATGTCGTCACCTTCCATGGTTCCTTCAGTTTCAGTGTATTCTAACTCAACATCATAACTAACATTCAATGCATCGTGTATGAATTTTCTATTTTTTGTTTTGTAAGCATCCAACTCATCTGGATTAACATATCCATGTGGTGTTGAAGCAATCGTACCGTTTCTTTCAATACCAGTTACGTGGTTTTTCTCACATCTGATTTTTGCTTCAGTTCCATATTGGAAATCTTGATTCAATGCTTTAGCTGTTAATTTTTTAGTTCCGTGAGTTAAAATACCACCAATGTGAACAATGATTCTTGAATTAAAGAACATGAACTCACCACCTTTATGTTTAACAACAGTTCCATTCATATTATCTAACCAAATCTTTTGAACACAAATCATAGTGTTTGTATATTCACTTTCTTCCGAACGACTAGATGGAATTTTAAAGTTTACAATCGCTTGGAATGCACCCATTGCACCAGCGTTCCACATATTGTTTGATGTGTTAGAGCAAGCAGATTTATAACAGTTAAGTGTACCAATTGAATCCCATAAGAAACACATATTTTTATTGATAACACCCTCTTCTTGGTTTTGAATCATTTCACTAATGAATAATGAAACATCCTCAATAACTGGTTCAAGTCTTGTAGGTTTAGTCATCATTTTACTTTCTTGGTGATTGTAGTTTTTATAACGACTATATAAATCACTACTTCTCATAAGGATAAATCCGTCTGGTTTTTCAGTTATCTCACCAGTTTTCTCATCAACAATCTCTTTGAATTTAACACCTACTTGTTTTGCGTGTTCGGTATTCCAGTTACCTTCAGTTTCAATAACAATAGCTAAGTCACCAATTTTTTGACAACCAGCAATTGCTTCGTAAAAAGCTGTAGATTTACCAGTATTTGAGTAACCTCTAACTAGAGATACGTAACCACGTGGAAAACCTGGTAATTTTAAAGCATCATGCCATGCTTTTGATAATGGAACCCAAGATAATTCTTTATCTTTTGGTTCTGAGTTAATTTTTTCTGATTCTAAAAACGCATCTAAATCAAATGGTTTTTTTTCAATCGCTTTTTTTTCTGGTTTCTTTGCCATGTGTATTTATTATTAGAATTATAATTATATTAGATAAAAAAAGGGATAATCACTTACCCCTTTTTAATTTGTTTACCATATTAAAATGGTAGTTCGTCTTCTTCTTTTTCTACTTCAGCATTTACAGTTTTAGTAACTGGTGCTTTTGTAGTTGAAGCGGTAACGTTAGCTTTTACATTTTCAACACCGATTGTGATTTCTTCTTCGATTCCATCACCACCTTCAGTTTTTGATGCTTTGTCAACAAAACGTTTTTCATCTTTATCCCACATTGGAGTACCACCTTTAACAACGATTTCCATGAAGTCATATGATTTAACAGCATATACCTTTTCCCAAGTTCTATCATCCGCTAACCATTCAGCTGCTAAATCAGCATCTTCTGATAATACAGATGGGTCTAAGTGAGAAATAGAAGAAACGGTTGGTTTCCCTAATTGATTTCTGTTGATTGTGATAGATAAGTCACGACCAGTTTCTGGGTGGGTAACATCTTTTTTGATTGCTAACAATACACCTTGAATCTTGTCTAAGATACCTTCTTTTCTCCAATCATGTGCAAAACGCCAGAATTTAACACCTTCTTCTTCTTTGTCTCTGTCGATAACTTTAACAACGTAGAATAATTTAGCATTGTACTTCTTAGCCAATTCTTTATCAGAATCTTTTCCAGTTGCACGTAAAGCATCATTAGCTTCACAGAAAGGGCATGCCTCGTCTTTTTCATGTTTCAAACATGGAAGTGTTTTCCACTCACCATCGATTTGAACTCGGTGACCATACATTTCAACAAATGGACTTGAGCCATCTGATGTAGGTAAAACACGAATGTTTTTTGTTGCAG